GCGGTGGTATAGTTTCAGACTCTGAAGTTGCATAAGTTCGTTCAATGATTTTAGTAATGGTATGTAAATTATCTGTGGTTTTAGATAACTTTTCAAGTGCATTATCAAAATCAAGAGAAGCAGCTGTATGTAACTTCTGTTGAAAGGGTATTACTGGATGTTTACAGCAGTATGAGGCCATATGGTACTCACACTTCTTTGGGTTATTGTTAATTGGTTGTTTAGCAATTCATATTACATTCTTGTAATCACTGAATTAGGTGATTACGAACGCAAACCAACACATTTGTTTTTAAAAGTGGGTACGCCACGATAAGGCACTAATTGTGTCATAATAGATCTAAATAGACCTCCTTTTATAATGTCGTTTCCTGAAAACATTCATCTTATGGTTTGATAAAGTGATTAAATGTTCAGTAAATTTGGCGACAAGTTTTATCTTTTATAAGTAAAAGATAATAAAACTAATTACTAGTATGTTTATGAATTAATTCGATCCATGTTGGGAACATGGGACGAATATCTTCATCACCGAACCTAGTAAATTCAGTGAGTGTTCGTATAAATTTTTCTCTATAGTCTTCATACTCGACTTTATTATCACAATGAAACAATAATTCTCTCATAACAGAATTACAAGTTTGAACTAATTGTTCCTCAGGTGTAATTTCTTTGGATGGTAAATAGTAACATAGACTCTTCATTAGTGAATCTTTGTCGAGAGGAGCAACAATTCTTTTCAACTCAGGATGATATCTAAAACTTCTTTTTAAAAAAGAAATTTGAGATATATCAATAAATCTAGATGAATGTTGTTTTTTATCTGACGTCGTAAACGTCATGTAATAAATTTCTTCTACAAATTTACCGTAAGATATATTATTGAAATAAGAAGACAATTCTTCCTTAACACCACATAACATGTCGTCTCCGTAGGTTATAGGTAATAAAAGTTTCGTAAAATCTCTTATCTTAAATTTTGTTGTTTGATTCATAGCATTGTCAGCACCTAGAGGTGTACACATAATGGCAAAAGCATAATACAAAAGAATAATTCCCCTAAGGGAGTTATCTTCCGCAGTAGCATATTTACCAGAAGGTTGAAAACCAGGTGGTGTGAAAACAGTGCCATTCATAACAACTGTGGGATAAAGGTTATCTGTTAACAGACCTTGAACAATTTTTAAAGAATGTTCATTGTATCCCAATTTCTTTAAAGAATTATACACTACGGAATTAGCCATAATACCTATGCCAACAGGCATACTGGTATCGTACCCGCCATAATCACCCTCCATAATATAAGGAGAGAAATTCTTAAGAGTATTATACATGACATCAACTTCGGAAGATTGCATATTAACTCCAACTTTAGTGAAAAAAACATCTCGATGTTGGCACATCAAACTATAAAATGGCATAAGATACATTCTATTAGCTAAAGTCATGTCATAAGAAGACATAGCGAAAATTCTGGTATTACCAGAGATAACTTTTGCTCTAGAACGAGGTTCATCTTTAAGTTGAGCACCAACTATAGAATGACTAGTCTCATTACGAAGATAAGAATATAAAATTTCTTGAACTTGAATTTTAACTTCAGGTTTGGGTGAAACAGCATCTTCTTTAAAAGGTAAGGGTGTTTTGTTTTGATATTTGCTTTTGGTTCCAGTGAATAAAAAACCACCAGAAGTATTATTACGCATAGCCCTATAATAGAAATTTTCAGGGAAACCATTTTGAGCTACATCTAATGGAACTGGGTTTGCTGATGTTATATTTTCTGCTTTCAGACGTAGTATTAAATCAGTGGTAAATGATAATACCACATTCTCCATGATTCTATTATTAAGTGGTGCTTTTAAAACACCAACTTTCTTAATGAAATTATTTTCAGGAGAACAAAATACTCCATTATTATTGAAGGATCTCATTCTAGGGGCCATGTATTTAGGTTGACCATCATAGGTTGATGGAACACCTAATAAATATTCTGTCTTATCAAAAAGAACACTTTTTGTTAAAGTACTTTTGGAAGCAATATGTGAATAATCACTTATTTTTCCATATACATTAACGGAAGGTATGTCTTCATATAAGAGTGGACATTTGGGTCCTAAGGGAACTATTTCACTTGAAGTGTTCAAACGGAAAGCACCTTCAGATACTATATTTGTTAAAATACATCTATCTTGTAATATTTGTAATTGTTTTAACAAATTAGTTTTATTAATAGGACAAGCATAACCTAGAGTCCCATGACCTGCACAATGAATTCCTACTAGAAAGGATTTATAACCAATAGTAGAAACTAAAGGACTACCACAATCACCAGATTTATGTTCTGGGAATGTATATCTATAAGGATCAAAAACGCTCATTTTAGATTCATTATCTACTAATTCAGTTTTAACTCTTTGAGATATAAGTTCTTTATGAAGAAACATAGAATTTTGAGGAATTGTACTACGAGGATTATCACATAAGGCAAAGGTAATATCTTTAAAAATAGAACCAATAAGTCTAACTAACAATATGTCATCTGAAATTTCTAAATAATCTTCAGAAGTAAAATGAGATTTCACTAAACCAGAAGCAATATCTGGATTCATTGAAATATGCATAGTATATAATTCTCCTCTTACAGAATGTTTATTAATTAAAACAAAATCTCTACAAATACCTAAAACCTTAGTCCTAACTTTAGAACCATCTTTAAAATGCAGAACTGTATATCTAATATTAGCATGTACAGTATTGTAAATTTCTTCAAGTTTATTGTAATTACGAGGAGTTCCAACTAAATTAGGAGAAACATTAATAGCATGATCATAATCAACATCACAATCTCTTTTTTTAACAGGGAGAGGGAAGTGACAGTTTGACTGTTTCTCGTTAACTAAAACGTAATCATCAACATTTTCATCAGTAAATTTACCAGTAGTTGATATATTTCCTTCAGAATTTATATTGTTAACAACTTTATAAGTTTTGAGAGCTATTTTAGTAGATGCAGCAACTAGAGTAAAAAATAATAATATAGGTGGTGAACTAGAAAAAATTTTGCGAGAAAATACTTTCCATTTTTGTAGTGTATATCTTTCATCTTTATAAATAAATGTCTTAATAAATAAAAATGAAAACAATGATGCATTATAAGTTAAATTGTATATATTATTTAAAAAATTGCTATAACTTATTGTATGATATAATCTTATAGTTTCACTTAAAGCAAATAATGTACGTCTAGATTCTTTAACATCCCTTTCAGTTCGTCTTGTATATATGGCTAAAAACCATATAAGAACAACTAAAATATGTATAATAAAAGAACAAAATGCAAAAATATATGATTTAGTACAAAGGTAGAACCAAAAACATATATAAGATATATACAAAACGTTGAGAAAGATATAATTCGGTGTATATATTTCGAATAAATCAGCTTCTGCTTTAACAGAACTGATTTTCGGTTCTAAATATTTAGAGACATCTTCAGAAGTTGCTTCCATAAATTTTCTTTGAGCTTCTTTGTGTTGTTTATAAGACTCAGTTAATTGAGCACATAAACCAAACATATCGAAAACTTCTTTATCTAGTATATCAGGATTATTGTGTTCATAGTAAACTTTTGTAGATTTAACATTACCTTCTTGTGGTACTTGTTCATAAATACGAAAATCCCATAAATCCATCTTATGTTCAAGATCTAAGGTTTTAAGCTTAGCTGTATCTAGAGACACACCACCGGCTTTTCTATATTCTTGTTTAACTTGAGTTTCAATATAAAGGAATCTTCTACGTATGGCTGCAGGAGCAGACATAATTGTACTTAAATTCATTTCCGGATTATTGGTATCTATTACAACTAATTCAGGCATGGCATAATTAACACCTTTATCCTCAATAGCAGCTTGATCAGGGCAATAGGGAGAATTATCAATTAACATTAATAATTCATCTATTGTCTCATCACCTTTTTGTGCTAATAGATTAGAAATAGAACCAACTTCTGGTATATGAATGATGGGTTGAATGATGGGATCGTATCCTGTCCAATATTTAGATTTAGGAGCGCGATTATAAACAACGTCAGTAGAATAAATTCTACCAGCTGATTTACAATGTACTTTAAAAATATTTTCAAGAATTGATGATTTTCCAATACCAGGATCACCGTGAAGAACGATACCCATAGGGGCCATTCTTCTTTTAGATTGCATTTCTAGCATAATTGATCTACGCATAACACGTAATTCAGTCAATCGAGCTTTGAAAGGTATGTTAACTTTCATAGATTTGGTAATGGTATCACCTTTCTTAATGTAGACGTCAGCCTTTGATAAAAATTCAGTAGCGCTGATTCTGTCAGAAGCGATAGTATCAGTGAAATTCATATCATTGCCAATATAAACACTTTTGTATGAAAGAGTTAAATCAGTTGTCTCGTCAATGTATTGGGCGATGAGATCTTTATCTAACCAAGCACTAGTAATAGATTTCGTTAAATAAAGGGTGTGCCCAAATCTAAAGAAAGCTTCAGTCATTTCAACCATGGAATAAGTGAAATCCAAAACGTTAGTAGATTTGGCTTCACCTAATAATTTGGTAAATTTATTAGAAGTTTCTAAAGAAAAAAAACGTAAACCTACCATACTTAAAATGAAATTTCTAGTTGATCTAACGACTTGGCTAGAAATAACCATTTCAAACATTTTCTTGGGAGAGAAGGTTTCATCAACAACAAAACCTTCGCTTTTAACTTTCTTAGATTCAGATATTTGGCTAACAAAACTTTTAATGTACATAGCGATATTGTCATGTACAGTTTGAGAAAATCCTGGAAAGGAATTACTCATAAATACAGTAAGAGACCAAACTAATTCAGCCTTATTTCTGTGTCTTATGATTTGATAAATAGAATATATTGCAGAATTTATATATTCAATAAAATACATGCTTCCATCAATAGAAGTCTGTTTTATAACATCATATAATGATTTTTTAATATCATCTATATCATCAAGAAAAACTTGAAAATTATCCTTAGCTTTACATTTAGCAACATGGAGAGAAGAATTAACTTCAGTAGAGACATCTTTAAGAAGATATTTAAATTGTCGCTGAGTATCTTGTACATTAACTTTAAATCTTTCTAACTTGATTTCTAGTCTATCTACAATATTTCGTTTAGGAGGACTTAATGAACCTATAATAATAGGACCATGAAGAAGTTTTTCTTCTTCAAGATGTTCATATATGTCTTGATTAGATATACCATCGAGATCAGTTGAGTATGAAGTAATATCTTCACAACAAAATCCATGATTAAATAGATCTTGAAGATAATTATCTGATGTTGTATAAATTAAATATAAGTTTTTATTAATTGATGAAAAAAAATAATCATCAATATTACATTTAACAAATTCAATTGGTTTTCTACATAATATTACATTAGCAAAATTAATATTAGAGATTTCAGGATCTCTTTGATACAATTGATTAAGTTTCTTATCAAATTTGCTACTTTCAGTGAAAGAAATAATTTGTTTACAAATAAAATAACATAAATGTGAATTTATATATCTTTTGTAAAGTTTTGATAAAGAATTAGAAGACCAGAGTCTTTTGTCTCTAGTTGAAATTTCAATTGAGTAATTTTTGATGAATCTGATGAAATCAACGATGTAGGGTTGAGAAAAAGCATTTGATAAGTGAAAATATACAATAAACATTAAAAGAAATGTTTTATCTTCTATATTTAAGGGTGAAATATCGTTATTGTCCAATTGATAAAGTTTATCAAGTGAATCAGCTTCGAAATTTACTAATGTGGTTTTTCTATCTCTATTTTTGTTTTTAATAATAGATTTAATTTTATCTGCTTTTCTTACGTCAGATACGACTCGTGCATTTTTTATTTTTTTATTTTTATTTTTATTTTTTTGATT